CACTAGACATTATGATTAATGAAGCATCGGAATATACTCCTTCTCCGGTTCCTCTTGCTACAAACCTAGGATCTACAGATCTATGTTCCTCAAAATTATTAGGAAAGCCAATTGCAGTAATCCAGTTGTACAATTCTTTGTAGTTCTTCATAGACTCATCTACTTTGAACGTAAACAAAAGGTCCCCATATTCTATATGATCGCCCGCAATTGGAATACGAGTGAAAGGGGTAGGAACATACGTATCCCCTAACGTAATGTCAGGTAAACTAACAGATTGTATAAAATAATTTATGTGGGGTGTTTTTTTAATAACGAATTTAAATCCTAAAGGGGATAAAAAATTCTTATTAGCTGGTTCAGTATTCGAATATGCCATTAATTGCCTCCTCTACTATTTATCCAGATAAAAAAAGAGCCCCCGAAGGAGCTCTTTTGAATTATCCCTCTTATGGGGACTTATTCTACTTCCTATTAAAGGATGTTGTCTACTAAAACACGACGGTAGTAAACGTTGCTGTCCTTTGTGATGGCGCCTAAACCAGCTGTAGCACCTTCTGCAAATGGGTTTGCAACCATACCGTAACGAGTCTTGAAGCCGATCTTAGGCTGGAAAGAACCTGTGTCGACTGCGCGAACCATTTGTAATGGAACGTATGGGCAGTAGAACAGACCAGCGTCAAATGCGGATGCACCTTTGTAACCAACAACCATGTAGTTGCCACCAGCATATGGGTCAATATAAACCTTAATGCGGCCGTTTAATACACCAGCGAATGTAGCGCCAGTATCGTCAACTTGCAAGTTATTGCTGTTCAACGCAGGAGCATAATCCAATACACCAGCCATTTGCAATGCAGAAGCTACGTCTGAAGAGCATATGATGATGTTACCTTTACCACGACGTGTGGATTTGGCGATTTGATTAGCTTCACGCTCAACTTGGAACATTAGACCTTTAAACTTCTCAACAGACCAACGACCGTTAGCATCAACGTCTAAGTCGAAACGACCTTGAGTTGTTGTACCAGTGTTAGCACCGATTTGAGCTGTAACAGCGATTGTACGAACAACTTCACGGTTGATCTCCGCAAGGATCTCGGTTGTGAGGATGTTAGACAATTCTGTTTCTGCATCAAGACCATGAATTGCTTTTAAGTCTTGTGCAAGTTCCATTGTGTACTCAGCTTTTAAAGCACGTGTCTTAGCTGTTACAGAAACTTTCTCAATAGAGAATGCCATTTCTGGGAATGTGTTGCTACCAGATGTTCCTAAGGCTTCACCTTCAGCAATAGTCATACCACCGGCAAAGTTGTAAATACCAGTTTCAGCTAAGTTAGCTGTACCAGTACTTGTGTTGCCTGGATATGTACCAACGTTCTTGTCACCAAGAGTGTTAGCACCAGCACGGGTTGTGGAGAATGCTGTATTAACTTCGTTGTAGAAAGACTCTACACCAGCATTAGATGAGTTGCTATACTTAGCACGCATTGCGAAAATCAAGCCTGTTGGGCCTGTCATTGGCTGTACGCCGCAGATATCGTATGCGATCAAGTTTGGCATTGCACGACGAACCAACGAAATCAACACTGGGTCGAAATTGTCGATGTCGTTACCGGTTTGGTTTGATGGAGCAGCTTCTGTTAAAAACTGACCGCCACTACGACCACCAGCTTCGCGCAAAGCGCGCTCTGTGTTCTCGAGGAGAACAGCAGTCACGGAACGTTTGTGAGAATCGTTGATCTTTGGTAGATCCTCGTGCTCAATAACGGGCTTCCATTTATTTTGGATGTCTTCAGATAGATACATTGTGGTTTCCCTTCCTTGTTAAAAATTGGGTATAAACTTATTTATAAAACTTTTATTTTTTGATTGTTCTTGCAATAGCAGAAACATAGTTAGATACAGGACCTGCAGGAGCTTTAGCCTGAGGTGTTACTTCCTCATCTAACTCAACCATTTCTTGCTCTTCGATTGTTTTACTAGCAGCTTTTTTCTCAGTGAAATATTGCTCTTTAACAATTTCAAGCTTTTTACGATATGTTTCCGCGGAATCATAATCGACACCTTCAGCAAGTGTGCGGAACTTCTCAACTTGTGACAATGCTAAACCTTCAGAAACTTCAACAAAAATATCTTGTTGATTTTTAGATTCTGCTACAGAACGGAGTTCAATGTTTTCAGCAACTAGGCTGTTCAACTTTTCTTCCATATCCTCTAGCTTAGCAGCAAGTTCCTCAACAACATCTACTTTTTCCTCAGGAACCTGGATGTATGATTCTTCAAACAAACCTTTTAACTTCTGAATAAACTCTTCTGCAATCTGGGCATTTAGGGATGAATCAATAGCAACTTGATTCTCTTCCATCCACTGCTCGACTACGTAATCAAGATAATCGCTAACTTGAGCAGATAATTCTTCTACGAGTTCTTCTTTTTGTTTTACAAAAGTCTCTTCTAATTCAGTTGTTTTAGTAGCAAACTCTTCTTCTAAAGCGGTGCGCTCTTCAGCAATACGACCAGCTACAGCAGCTTCAAAAATTGTGGTTGCTTTTAATTTAAACTCTTCAGAAAGGTCATCCCCAAACAAACCATCGATTTCTTCCTTCATAGAAGAAGAAGCAGCGCTTGGTTTGGTAGCAATTGTTGACTTATTCTTAGCAGAAGCATCGCCTGTTGCGGCTGTATTGTTCTGTTTATCTGTGTCTTGCACTTCGCCGGCTAATTTCTCAGAGGCCTTGTCGCCTTGATCTTTGTCGCCTTTGCGATTTGCATGAACGCTGCCAGTTGCAACTGGATCAGCACCTTTTGTTACACCTGTAGCACCGCCGCCAATGGCGTCAGATGCTTTTTCTAGTAAATCTTGTTGAGACATAATTTTCTCCTAAATTGAGATGGTATTGTTATTTATATGTTTATTTATTCGAAATCGTTTTTAAGAAGTCTTCGAACACAGAAAGTTTAGCTGCACTCAATTCGCGCTTGCTAGCTTTCATGATGGTTTCCTTGTAAGCTTCTACTTGTCTTGCCTTTAAAATCCCGTTATCCCACACCCAATCCACGTTTTCCATAATGCCTTGAACGAATGCGTCGGGAGCAGAAGGATCAGCAACAATGTCCGCAGCGGTCGCTAAAAAGAAGTCGTCTTGTACTTCCATAACACCGTCTACTTCTTTGAGAGATCCCATACCACGTGTTGAGACTCCTAATTGAACTCCACTCTCGAGTAGATTTTTAGCAATCATGCCCATTGGGGTTTCAAGAATTTTAGCTTTACCAATAAAATTATTACCATCTTGTTTTAACTCAACAATTTTGTGAGAAACACGATGTAGATTAATTGATGGACCTTCTGGGTGACCTAATTCACCAAGAGCCCTATTGGATTTTACATAGTCGGTATTGTAGCGCTCTACTTCTCGCTCAAGAACATTTAATTTATATACACGGCCGTTGCGATTCTTTTGTTCGGCTTGCATAAAGGGACCAGTAATGAACAAGTCTTTCTTCCCGTTCTTTTCTTCGACGATATACTGTACATCTTCGACGAGTTCTGTAAAGAGTTTCATTTTCCCTGTCCTTAATTGAATGACACTGACACTGCACGAACTGCTACGTTGGATGCCAATGTTTCTGATGGGGCTTTTTGCAAATAAATAATTTCTCCAGTAGCTAGAGTAATTGTACCGAGTGTACCAGCATTAGCGCGTGTAACTAAAACTGCAGCTCCGCTATTATTATTTATTCGTACAACAGAAGCATTACTAACTGTGTTAGCAGTCGTCAGAGCAATCTCTGATGCAATAACTTTTACCATTTCTGCCATTATAGTTCTTCCTCTTCTGTAACAACGCCTTCTACCAGCTCAACGAGTTCGTCAAATGCATCTTCTGACTCTAACATGCTTTCGAAGCGTTGCTTTTCTTCTTCTGATTGTAAGCTTTCGTAGATCGATTCTAGAATAGTTGCATATGCCTCTACAAGCTCTTGCTCTTCTTGATGAGCCTTTACAGCTTCTAGAATGCAATCATATTGCTGCTCTTCTACTTCCTCGCCCATTGCTTTTTTTGTTGCAGTAGCGTACATCACTGACTCAGCATCTTTACCATAACGTTGGGTAAATGAAGAAAGATTCTTTTTCATTCCCTTGACAATGTCTTCCCGTTTTTTCATTTCAGCTGCAGACATTTCATTTACGTTCTCACTATCTTTGGCTGTATGGCCATGCTTTTCTTTTTTACGATCTAATGTCTTTATGTTAGATGCTTTAAACAATTTATCATCGTTACCGTTTGCATCTGGAACCATTTCAATTTCATGATCGTCAATAAATTCTTGAGCTCCGAGAGTTGGAGCTGGAACATTACCTTTTAATGACACAGGGGTATTACCTACAAACTTTTTCATAGGCTCAGTAACACCAAGCTTACGTACGCCTTGCTCGTGTTTCTTTACTTCTCTAAAAGTTTCAATTAGGGACTTGAGCGTCTTCATCGGATTCCTCTGTTTCTTGTTCTGCTTGTTCTTCGTTACCAACCGTTGCATCATCGCTAGCTTCATCTGATTGTTGATCATTAAACATTGCTGATGCAACATACTGTTTACGAGCTTGAATTGCGTCTACAACTTTCTGACCAACTAGTTGATCAAAAGCAGCGCTAATATTAACAGCATCCTTTGCAGCAGCAAAATTTACAATATCAGTAGGGGTAAAGGTTGGGTTCGTCATATGTTCTCCACTATTTATACATTTTTAAGTTTGTTGATCATTTTGCGGTTGATTTTGTTGGGGAGCTTCTACCGCTGGAGGGTTCAGAAGAGGATTATTCATTTCTTCTTGAATTTCCTTATCCATTTGTTCCATCATTTTCTCATCTTGACTGAAGAGGTGCTGGCGGACCCATTTGTGCGAATAATACTTACCTACCGCACCAGTCTGCAATAAAGCTTGATATGCAGCAACTTGGTCATTCATTATTTCATTATTTTTTAATTCTGCAAAGTAATTATCTCTTGCATATACAAATTTAATATCAGCCGCAATACCTTTCCATTCGTCTTGCGTAATAATTTGCTTTAAAACTAATTGTTTCTCTAACGCTTTTATGAATAAATGGTTAAAGCGGGCCCGGAGACGATCTATAAATTTAGAAAACTTAACTTCATCTCTTGAAATTTCTGTGGCACGACCCATATTAAATGAGTAGTCTGGCTCAATACGAGATACAGGAACATTTAACGACTTGTACATTACCTTTTGAAAGTACTCTACATCAGTCATTTCGCCAAGGTTTTGACCACCAGGCAATGTATCAATCTGGGTACCTCTATTACCTTCACGGCGTGGTAGCCAGAAGTCTTCTAGCATTGTCATAAACTTACGATCATCCCGGATCTCTCCAGTAGATGCATCGTAAACAACTTTATTCTTATAGCGAGTCATCATATCTCTTAGATACTGTTCTGCCTTCATCTTAGGCAGATTACCCACGTCAATGTAGAATATACGACGCTCAGGTGCTCTCGAGATACGGTAAATGATTGTAGCGTCTTCTAGTGCCCTTAATTGGTTAAGAGGCTTAATCGCTTTGTGCAGATAAGAGATAACTAATGAGTTTGTCTTATCTAATAAACCAGATGTACAGTAAAGAATACTATCTTTAGCAATCTTTAATCCAGTTGTTGCTGTACTTGAAGCAGCACCAGCTGTTGGTTTGCCGCCAAATCCCTTATCATTGTATATGAAGTATTCTACCTGGCCAACATCAATTTCGGCAGCAGCATAGTTATTGAGAATCTTCTTACGCTTCTTCTCTTTTACTTTTTTGATCTTACGGGGATCAATATATCTTAATTCCTGAATACCATCTTTAGGTTTATTTTTATCAATAATTGCATGATAGTATAAACGTCCATCCACATACCAACGTTTAAATACATCATAACCTTGATGGTTAAAGTCTAATAATTTCAGGATGTTATTGAATTCTGATGTAATTGCTTTTTTTACTGTATCAGGTAGATCTGCATTTTTATCTAAATTGATACTAACAGTATCTTCTGTCTCTACAATAATAGCTTCATTAACAATGTCATCAACAGCAGCATCAACTTCCGCGTGCATTGCCATTTCACGATATTTGCTAACAAGCTCACCTTCGTTCTTAGCAGCTCCCTCTAAGTCTACGACAGTACCATATGATCCACCAGCAGCAACTACTAATGAACCATCATCATTTTGTGTAGGTATAAACTCATCGAGGTTCTGTTTCTCAACAGTACCTTTCCTACGGAACTCAAAGCCTAGGAAATCCATATTAACTCCAATTGATGAAGCCGGTCTTGCGACCGGCCTCCATATTATTAGGCACCACCAGCGTTGCCAGTAGTACCGCCACTAACTTCCCACCAATCATATACAAATGAAACAGTAAATTCTTCGATCGTGTCGGTTGCATTCCAATCTAATTCAATTGGAGAAACCTCTACTGGGAATATACCATTAAATGTATATGTTCTCAACGCTTCGCCAGTTCTAGAAAACTGAGTGACTTGAGCGTTTGCTTTATAATTCAAAGGGCTAGCAGATGCAAAATCCCGAATGTTAGTTTGGAACGTTTGAATCTTATTAGACCACTCTTCCATTGCGTTGCGAATTGCGAAGTCCTCATCATTGATGACTGTAACTGTCCACTCTGCAAATGTTCTATCTCCAGCCAGTCTTATCTTACGGCCGAAGTATGGAACTTCAATTACTCCAAGTGTTGCAGCAGGAATCTGAGCTGCCCGTACCAAAAAAGGTACTTTAATATCCGCAACCCCGTTGCCAGGGTTTTGGATTGTTACTTGAAATAGAGAGTTACGAGCGCCACCAAAGTTTAGCTGACTTCTAATTTCGTTTACGTTGAATGCCATGTTTGTTCTCCTTATCTTTATTTATTAGGGGTTAAAACTGCCCTACGATTTCAGAGAACTCAACACCCGTTCTAACCGCCACGAAATTCAACTGGATAAAGTTGATTGAACGTGCTGGCTTGATATAGATGTCACCCATAAACTCATTACGATCTATTACTTCTCCAGTGTTGTTTGTTGTATCGCAAACAACCTTAAAGTCGTAGATACCACGGCGGCC